ATTTTAGGGCCCCCTATGTACATTAATTAGCCTTTTCAGTATAATGGTTATATTAAATCAACAAACGGAGAGAATTATGAAGACAGATAAAGAGCAATTAGCATGGGAATTACAAGCCTACGGTATGAGCAAAGCTCAACTTATGGCAATGGTAAAGGAACAAGCTTTCCCAGGTACTGAGATGATGTTTGCAGCAGGTCTGCTAAGCGATGCTCAACAAATCATGGATCCTGAATTCAATGATGAAGGATGGGTAAGTCCACAGACAGCTAACCAAGCTCGTCAATATATCAACTGTGCCAAAGCAATCATGTTTGGTCTTATGAACGAAGAAAGAAAGGCAGCTTAATTATGGGTTTAGATATGTTCGCGTATAGCCGCGCAAAAGAGGCTAGTCAAGAAGCACCATCAACAGAGCTCCAATATTGGAGAAAACACAACGCTCTTCACGGCCTTATGGAAGAGTTATGGAAAGATAAGGGATCTAAGGTTCCACAATGGTTGATCGACGAGTACCCTGAAGAGTACAGCGAAGACTCAAAGATTAACTTCAATGGTGTCGAGCTTGAGCTCACAGAGGCTGACCTTGATTATATCGAGGCTCGTGTTAAGACTAACCAGTTACCTATGACACAAGGTTTCTTTTTTGGTCACGACTCAAGGTTTGATGAGCATAACAAAGAAGGTGACTTAGAGTTTATTGCTAATGCTAGAGCAGCTTTAGCTCGCGGTGAGCAAGTATTTTATAATAGCTCTTGGTAAAATATATGTACATTAATTGCAATTTAGGGTATAATTAATCATGAGTGAAAATAAAGACACTAAAATGAAGATCTCAGTTAAAGACATGAAGCGCGGTCGTATGTATGAGGTTCCTGATCCGATCGATGAGGATGACTTAAGTGCAGACGAACGTGAAGCTCTTAACTATATGGCCGGGACAGACCCACACTTTTGGGGTCCTGGCTATGACGAGTAGTATTAAGGAAGGGCTCTCAGCCAATCAATAAAATATATGCGGACTTATATCGACACAATACTAGTTGCAAGTTTGTCGGTTAGTAGCTTCCGACGGGTCAGCTACGGGTGCATCTGTAGTTCCGAGAGTTCTTCCTTAATAATATGCACCCATCGTCTAACGGTTAGGACACCAGGTTTTCATCCTGGTAATCGGAGTTCGATTCTCCGTGGGTGTACCAATTTAGGGTGGACTGCGAAGACGGTGAATCGCGGCGGACTGTAAATCCGTTTCCCCTGGATGTGTAGGTTCGAATCCTACTCCACCCACCATGTTTAAAGTGCATTAGATAGGCGAAACTAAGGGTGCCTATATATTACCTAATGCACTTTAAAAATATTTTACAACAGGAGATAGTATGGATACAAAAGTGAAATCATTAATCATCAATGCATTACATGAAAACTTGTCAGGCATCTTGGTATCATTTACAAAACAAGATGGAACTGAACGTGACATGTTATGCACATTAGTAGAAGCAAAGATCCCTGAAGATCAACGACCTAAGGGTGAAACTGAAACTATTAAGAACGATGATGTTATTCGTGTATTTGACCTTGAAAAACAAGGTTGGAGATCGTTCCGTTGGGACTCAATTAAAACAGTGAAAGGTGTATAATGCAAATCTTAGAAGCAGATAAAAAGAAAATTTATGACGCGTTAAAATCTATTAGTAATAGTTTTACTCGTGTAGAAGCTGAACGCGACTTTGTAAAAGAAGTCCTTAAAGACTTATATGATCAATATAAGATCCCTAAAAAGACTTTATCTAAGTTAGCTAATACATATCATAAGCAAAACTTCAGTGAAGAAGTTGCTCTTAACGAAGAGTTTGAAACAATCTATCAGACAGTAACATCAAATGATTAAGATCTTTGTAGGCACATCGGCAAACGGTGAAGATGCCGAAGCAGAACTAACGCTTGAGTATACACTTAAGAAGCATTCATCTCAACCTATTGAGATAACATGGATGCGCCAAACTAAGGACACCACCTCAATTTGGGGTGGATGGAAAACTAATGAATGGCATACTCCGTTCTCAGGATTTAGATGGGCAATCCCTGCTGCGTGTAACTTTGAAGGACGAGCTATCTATATGGATGTAGATACGATATGCCTAAAAGATATTGTAGAACTATATAATGAACCTATCGAAGATAAGTATGCTATGAAGGTTAAGATGTATGGCGGAAGGCATGAATATTCAGTCATCTTATTTGATAATGCTAAGTGCAAAGATGTATTACCTTCATTAGATGATTTACGTACAGCTAAAGACATCGCGCAATCGGTGCCATACCAAATTAAAAAATATGTTGGTACTATTAATCCAATTTGGAATGTATTGGATGGAGAAGGCTATAAGATTGAGGATATGGGTATCTTACACTATACTCGTATGGCATCTCAACCATGGAAACCTAAATGGTTCAAAGGCCAAACAGCGCCACATCACCGTCAAGAATTAGTTGACTTGTGGTTTGCATTAAATGCTGAAGCAAAGGCTGCAGGTTATGCGCCTACAATAGATTATGAACTGTTCGGTGCGTATGATATCATTGGAATGTAAAAATAAATGTACATTAATCATTAATTATGGTATACTGTCAATATGAAAACTAAAACTAAACCAACCAAAGAGTGGCAAGAAAAGGCTTTAGCTAAAGGCCGTGGTGATGGTGCTCCTGTAGTAACAGAAGACAACTATCGTGTGAGCCTTATGCAAGCGTTAGGTTATTATAATCTTAATATGGATAATAGTCAACGCGCTAAAACAGTTCTTGCTTATATTAAAAAGACAAATAAGAAGTATTATGATGTGCTATCAAAAGCACCAGACTATGAATTCTTATCTTTAGGATCTTTAATTACTATCCTAAATAAAGGTGAATACTTATCTGCTAAAGATCAAAAGGGTATTCAAGATAAGATCGACTCATTGTATGAATGTTACTCTTATGTTAAACCAAAAGATGATGATAAGCCTAAAGCTCCTGTCATATCTATTGAACAACGTGTTATTGATATGGCTAGATCTCAATCAGAACTAATCGATTATGCCATTGATAACTTTGTTAAGACAAAGGTTTGGAACTTCAATACGAAGGCTCATCTACTATCTAACAATATATCAGGTATGGTTGCTAAGAAGATCGGTGAATACTATAAGAATACACTAGATGAGATCGAAGAAGCAATCAAAGGTGAAGATGAACAACTTGTAGAAGGCTATTCATTCTTATCTAAAGCTGAACTTAAGAAGTTTAGAGATGCTATCAAGTCTATCGTAGATGATTGTGCACAACATCAGGTTACTGTTAAGAAGCCTCGTGTAACTAAGGCAAAACCACCTGCTATCATCGTTAAGAAACTTAAGTATATGTTTAAGCATGATCTATTGAATCTCAAGTCAGTAAATCCAGCAGACATCGTTGGTGCTAAAGAATTATGGTGTTATAATATTAAGTATAGAAAACTTGTAGCTTATGTAGCAGATGATTCTGCAACATTATCAGTTAAAGGTACAACTATCATTAATTATAGCATCGCTAAGTCGTGGTCATGGACACTACGAAACCCTGAGAAGTTCTTTAAAGACTTGTCAATCAGTAAACGTAATCTTGCTACGGCATCAAAGGCTCTTACGACAAAGCCTACAGCACCTAATGGTCGTGTCAATGAAGAAACAATTTTATTAGGAGCCTTTTAATGGCATTTATACACTTAACAAACGCTTGGGAAGGTAACATTAGTCAGAAGCTTGCCATCAATTCAAGCAAAGTATTATCTGTTTATGAGATGTACGAAGATGATGACGAAGATAAACTTAACCCTATCACGGTTGTATTTGCAGAACAAAACTCGTGGAGAGTTAAAGAAACGATTGAAGAGGTTGTAGACAAATTAAATGATAATTCTTGATTATAGTCAGATAGCATTAAGTAACATCTTACCCTTTCAGAACGACATCAAACGTCAATCTCCAGAAGAGATTAAGAATCTTATTCGACATACCACCATCTCAACTATTAAATCTTATAAAAAGAAGTATAGTAAAGAGTATGGTGAAGTTGTCATTGCATGTGATGGTAGAAACTATTGGCGTAAAGCTATTTTCCCGCATTACAAAGCATCTCGTAAAGCTAGCAGAGAAAAGTCTGACCTCGATTGGGGTTTGATATTTGATACGTTAGCTGAACTACGTACGGATCTTATTGAAAACTTTCCATATAAAGTATTGCTTATTGATACTGCAGAGGCCGATGACATCATCGCGGTGCTTACAGATTACACACAAGAAAACCTATTAGTACAAGAAGGGTTATTCTCTGAACCACAAAAAGTATTAATAGTCTCGTCTGATAAAGATTTTATTCAGTTACAAAGGAATAAGAATGTACGTCAATGGTCACCGATGCAACGGAAGTTTGTCGAGGGTTCCCAAAAGGAGATACAAGAATATACAATTCAACATATCGTCAAAGGCGACAGCGGAGATGGTATACCTAATATCCTCTCGAAAGATGATGTATTTGTGTCAGGTGAACGTCAAAAACCATTCTCGGCTAAGAGGCTGCCTGAGTTCTTTGAAAAGGGTATTGAGGCGTGTAAGAACGACGAGGAAAAGAGGAACTATCAGCGTAATCAACAGTTGGTTAACTTTGACTACATTCCCCAAGAGTTGGCAAAAACCATTATAAGTAGTTATGAGGATACTAAGCCGAAAGGTGATAAGAATTCTGTAATGAATTATTTAATTAAACATCAATGTAGACTCTTACTTGATGAAATCGAGGAGTTTTAATATGGCTGAAAGAAAGAAGTTTATCCCTGAGATCTTAGAAGAGATCAATAAGGATCCTAAAAAGATCCATGACTATAAGAGTGATAAAGAATTGGATCTCTTATTAAAGTATGCATTCCACCCAAATGGCAAGATGTTATTACCAGAAGGTGATCCACCATTTAGATCTGAAGCTGCACCATTGGGTTTAACACCTGCGGTGTTTAGACAAGAGATCAATCGTATGTACATCTTTTGTCGTAAGGACTTAGCTAAAGGTAAGAGAGAGCAGCTATTCATTAGCATGCTTGAAAGTCTACATCCTAGCGAGGCTAAGATCTTATTGGCAGTTAAAGACCGAGCATTGACTAAGCTCTATAAGAAGATAACTTATAAGCTTGCAGAAGAAGTAGGTTTCGTACCACCCGAGCAGCCCAAAGCATAGTTTTGCATAAATATATTATAAACTATTAACCTAGGATTTTGTGAGTCCTAGGTTTAATGGGTGAGTACCAAATTGTCTTTATAATCAATAACTTATTATGGCATGTACATTAATTAGGAGTTGTGGTATACTGGTATTATGATAAGGCAAATATTACTCTATAAATCTGATAAGATCTCTGTTTATTGCACACCTGCAGTAGAAAAGTCATCTGTCCGTAGATTAACCACATATGTTAAGCAATGTGTGGCTGCCGAAAAGACGCTTATCAAAGCGATATCAAAAAAATACCCTAAACAATCCAAAAACATTAAGTACACTTTCTTATTTAAGAACTTTAAATGTGAAGAGACATTAGGCACAACAGATCAAGAGTATGATGATGACATCTTGATCGAGTTAAATGCAAAAAATACAACCAGTTTATGTAAGACTATTGCGCATGAATTGGTCCACGCCAGGCAATTTATATCTGGTCAGTTGAAGTATAACGTTAAGATCAAATACTTAACTTATGAGGACGACAAGCATAGATACATCTATCGTCGTCAACCCTGGGAAATTGAAGCATACGCACTACAGGACAAAGGTGCACTTAAAATGAAAAGGTGGTTATTAGATCATGTACATTACAACCCAAAACTCGCAGCTACAGAAGTATCAAGCTAAAGTTATCTCGTTCGAAGCCCTTCCTGAATGGTTATTCAAAGTATCGTACTACGATGACGAAGGCGTATTGGTAACCGAAGTTGTAGACCATAAAAGATTAGAAGGAGAATTCGTAGATGAACATCTTCTATCTACATAAAGATCCTATTAAAGCAGCCGAGTATCATGTAGACAAGCATTGTGTCAAGATGATTCTCGAGACATGTCAACTATTATCTACTGCGCATCGCATATTAGATGGTGATCAAACTATGGGTAAGACCGCCACAGGTCGTAATGTAAAACGCTGGGTATTATCTGACGACCGTAACGAAGTATTATATAGTGCAACGCACGTCAACCATCCATCAGCTGTATGGTGCAGACAAAATCGAGATAACTATTATTGGTTATGGTGTTTACTTAGCGCATTATGCGCCGAGTATACATATCGTTATGGTAAGGTCCACAAGTGTCAAGAGATTGGTTTAGTAGATAAATTAAAATGGTTCCCAAATAATCTACCACATGGAGACTTTACTGATCCAACCCCTGCCATGCCTGATCAGTATAAAGTACCTGGTGATGGTGTACAATCATATCATAATTATTATAATGGTGAGAAGCAAAGAATGTTCTCTTGGAAGAAAAGGGACGTTCCTGGGTTTATAAATAAAACTAAAGAGGAACATTATGCCATTATATGATTTTAGAAACAAAGACACTGGGGAGACATTTGAAAAGATGATGTCTATTTCAGCAAAGGAAGAGTATCTAAAAGAGAACCCGCATATAGAGTCTCTATTAGGCATGCCACCTTTGATCGATCCTGTAAGATTAGGTGTACGTAAGACCGATGCAGGATTCAAAGAAGTATTACAACGTATCCACGAAAAAACCCCCGGTAGTCAACTTAACAAGATAGCAAAGCAGATATAAAATGGCTAGAACACGTTTTCCAAAACCTAAGAAAGTATCACGTACAGAATCGAATGGTAGGATTTTTGTTAGGAATTTAAAAACTAATAAAGTTAGAGTTTACAAAAAGAAAACTAAAGTTAGATAAGGATACTAAATGGCCCGACATAAACGGGATAGTGGTTTAGTAGATGCCACTAATCAAGAATCTACTCAACAACCCGTAAGTAACGGACTAAGAATTAAACAGGATCAACTTAAAAGGTTTGATCCTTTAACAGATAATCAAAAGAAGTTCTTTGATGCATATAAGATAGGTGACTATTTTATAGCCCTACATGGAGTAGCTGGAACTGGTAAAACATTCTGTGCTTTATATAAAGCTATAGAAGAGGTACTAGATAAGAGCAACCCATTTAGTAAGATCATAGTCGTGAGATCAGCAGTACAGTCTCGCGATATGGGCCATCTTCCCGGTGACGTGGCAGAGAAGATGGAGATTTATGAGCAACCATATAGACAGATATGTGAAACACTATTTGGACGTAAGGATGCATGGGATCGTCTTGAGGAACAAGGCTACGTTAAGTTTATATCGACTTCGTTTATTCGAGGTATGTCTTTCGACGACGCTATTATTATCGTTGACGAAATGCAGAACATGACTTATGAGGAGATCGACACAGTTATGACTCGTGTTGGTTACCGATCTAAGATCATTTGGTGTGGTGATTATCGCCAGACCGACTTGAATAAGAAAAAGAATGACGTTAGTGGTATATTAAAGTTCTTTGATATTGCTCAGCATATGAGTAGTTTCACGAGGATTGAATTTACTGTTGATGATATCGTTCGCTCTAGTCTTGTTAAGGATTATATCCTTGCTAAGATTAGATACGAAGACGCTGTAGAAAAATAAAACTAAGGAGAAACACATGTTAAATACAATCATTTTATTAATCGTTGGTGCAGTTATTGGTGCTAAATTCAATGCGCAAGTTAATGGCGTTGTAGGCAAAGTAACTGGCTTAGTTACTGCTTTAGTAGCTAAAGTTAAATCATTGGTAACTAAGAAAGCAGCGTAATAATAATGGCATTTGAATTCGATTTTACTGAGCAAAAATTAGCTAAGATCCTCACCCGCAATAAACATGTGGATGAGTGGTACGAAGCTATGGTCGTACAGTTACCTCAGTTCGAAGTAACTACTGCGAAACGTGTTGCAGCATTCGTAGCTCAGTGTGCTCATGAATCAGCGGACTTCACGACTCTTCAAGAAAACTTAAACTATTCATCAGATGCATTAAACAAACTATTTGCAAAATACTTTGTAAATGCAGGCAGAGATGCTACACCATATCATCGTAAACCCGAAATGATCGCTAATGTGATCTATGCAAACAGAATGGGTAATGGAGATACGGCAAGCGGTGAAGGTTACAAGTACAGAGGCCGTGGCCCCATTCAATTAACAGGTAAGGCTAACTATCAAGCATTCGCGACAGACTTCTTTGAAGACCCTGAAACGGTGATGAATGACCCTGACCTCGTAACAGATGACGTATCAACTTCCTTGTACTCAGCATTATGGTTTTGGAATAAAAATAAACTAAACAAATATGCTGATGCAAGCGACATCAAAGGTATGACCAAGGTTATTAATGGCGGATACATCGGTTTAGAAGATCGTATCAAGCATTATAACCATGCAATCGAAATCCTCGAAGCTTAATTGTACATTAAATACCATTTAGGTTATAATGGATAATAAGATTGCAGCAGTATTGGGGAATGGTCCGAGCAGAAAATCCTACGATCCATCCAAGGAATATGACTACCGAATAGGTTGCAATGTTCCTTGGACAGACGTAGACTGTACTGTTATCATAGACACAGAGATCGTTAGGTTATGGAAAAAAGATCCGGATTTAATTAAGTGTCCAGCATATTTTAGCGGTAGAGCTTGGATGTATGCAGATGAGACGCATGTTAGAGGTATGATATACGGTAAAGATGCCTTTAAAGGTATCGTTGATAAACAAGATAATGATTCTAGTGCAAACATGGCAGCTAGGATCTTAATAAGAGAAGGTTATAAAAACCTTGATATCTATGGTTGTGATGCATACTTTACAGAACAACATGGATATAATACAAAAAGTTTTACAAGAACAATTTTACCAACTATGCCAGCTTTGAATAACTCATATAAGTGGAAGTTATCTTGGGTTGACATGGTTAAGAAACATCCTGACGTTAATTTTAATTTTATAAGATGACAGATTTTATTGCTATATTATGTAATGGTCCTAGTAGAGTGCAGTATGATCCTAATAAGGAATATGCATATCGAATTGGTTGCAACATACCATGGACAGATGTAGATTGTACCATTATAATGGATGAAGATGTATGTACGTATTGGAGTAGAAACTTATCTGCTATCAAGTGTCCAGTGTACTTCAGTCATTCGGCATGGGAGTGGTCTAAACAGCTGCCGAAATTTGAAGAATATATAGAAAAGAATAATTTATTTGCTGGTATAGTTAATGTACCAGTAATACCTAAACACTCAACTGGCCATCTTGCAGTACTTAAAGCTATTGAGTTAGGTTATAAAAAGTTTGATATATACGGTTTAGATTCATGGTTCGAAGAAACATTTGAATCATATACTAAACAGTTTGTAGATAATAATGCTGGAAATAATGTCATGCAATGGCGTGAAGCATGGAGAAACATTATTAATAGTAATGATAGATTAAAGTTTAATTTTATAAGGGAGCTATAATGTTAAAGAACTACGCAAAAGAACTAACAGCAATCGCAGCAGTATTTGGTTTAATTAGTTACACAGTATATGTTTGTGCAGCTGAACCAGTTAAAACAAAACCTGTCGTAGTTACTGCACCAAAACCTGCAGCTAAAAAAACACCTCCAGCATTAGGTGTTGTTGAAGGTAAAGAAGTTAAGAAGCCTGTAGCTAAAGAAGTTAAGAAACCTGCCGGCAAAGAAGTTACAACACCGGATCCAAAGAAAGATCCTAACCGTAAGAAGCCAACATTAAAGGCAAAGTACGCAGATAAAAAATAATTGAAGAACTTTATACATCATGATTTTCCAGTCCTTGAAAGATTAGATCTACCAGAAGGACGAGTCTATAAGACCCCTTCTGGTAAGAACTATCCTTCAGTTACTCAGGTAACAGGACACCTGACCAAACAAGCTATCATTGCATGGCGTAAGAGAGTTGGTGAGGAAGAAGCAAATAGGGTATCTACAGCAGCATCAGGTAGAGGTACAAGGATCCACTCATTATGTGAATCGTTCCTCTTAGGTGAAGCAGTCGAAGCTGATATGTTTGACATAGAGATGTGGAATAGCATGAAGCCGATCGTAGATAAGATAGATAATATACATGCTTTAGAGAGCAAGCTATATTCCGATAAACTAGAGTTAGCCGGAACTGTCGATTGTATTGGTGAGTTTGATGGTGTCATGTCTGTCATTGACTTCAAGACATCTAAAAGACCCAAAGATATAAATAATATACAACATTATTTTTTACAAGCGACGGCATATTCGGTTATGTTTGAGGAACTTACAGGTATCGTAGTTCCGAACTTAACAATACTAATAGGAGTAGACCATGACAAACCACAAATCTTCCAAGGGAAGCGTAGCAGCTTCATTCTTAATCTAGTTGACTTACGTCAAACTTACAAAAAATTAAATTTACTTTAATTAGCAACTAGAGTATAATACTACTAAGCGCATAAAAAGCTAAGTAACTAATCGCAAGGAGAATATCCCCATGAGAAAGACTTTCGCCGCAATATTGGCTGTATGTTACCTGTGTTATTTTAATATAGCACATACACAACAATTACATGATAAGATAGAACCACCTAAAAAATTAACAAAGGTGGAGAAAAAACAAGTAGAGTGTCTAGCACAAAACGTATACTACGAAGCTGGATACGAGCCAACTAAAGGACAAATTGCTGTCGCAATGGTTACACTTAATCGAGTTAAATCTGGGTTATTCCCAAAATCGATATGTGCAACTATGACTCAAAAGATAGAAGACACATGCCAATTTAGTTGGTACTGTGATGACTATAAAAGAGTTAAAGCTGAGGCATATAGATATACTAAGCGTGAGAGAGAAGTATTTGAACACGCTAGATCTGTTGCATTATACACGTACTTGAATTATAATAATTTAAAAGATGTTACTAAAGGTGCATTATTCTTCCATACAAAGGATGTAAATCCTGGTTGGCAAAGAGTAAAAGTAACAACTGTTATCGGGAATCATATTTTTTATAGAAGGAGTTAATTGTGGTTAAACTTGCAGGTGAAGCCCCTAATATTTTTAGCGGGTTGTTAAACAATGTCCATATCAACACAATAGAAACCACTTATAGAACTCACGAAGTCTTCTTAGATTCTGAGATCGAAGAGCCAGGCAAGTATCGAGAACTAATCTCTCTACTTGTAAACGCCTCCGAGAACGATAAGATCCATCTATTCATTAACTCGAATGGTGGTAATCTTGATTCTGCTGGAGCAATCATATCTGGTATCTTAGCATCTCAGGCAGAGGTGACTGCATTCCTTATGGGTGCATGTCACTCTGCTGCCTCTCTTATCGCTATGTATTGTCATTCAGTACATGTCTTTGATACAGCATACATCATGATCCATACCGCTTCATTCGGTTCATCCGGTAACACGCCAACAGTCAAAGCACATACAGACTTTACAGTTAAACAGTGCGAGAAGCTTCTATTAGACGCATATGAAGGTTTCCTATCACCTGCAGAGATTGAGAAGGTCCTTAATGGTATTGAATTGTGGTTCAATGCAGAAGAGATCAAGCCCAGACTAAGAAAAAGGATGGAGGCAGTTGAGCTTCAAATCAAGAGGGAAGAAGAGAAGGCGAATGAAATAAAAGAGCCTGAGAAGCTAGCAGTCAAAAAAACGAAGGTCAAGGTTAAAATCGAGGACGGAGCGATCGATTAAAGTTGTGTACATTAATTCTTTATTATGGTATAATATAATTTTAACAGGAAAAGTGAAATGAATATGAACAGCTTAATATCTAACTTATATGTCAAACATGACAAAAACCAAATCGCACGTATCAAGGACGAACTAGAAGTACAGAAGAAGGAGTTTGATACTTTCTTCGATGAGTTCTTAGAGTTATTTAGTGATAAACTAAATGGTTCAGAAGATCCTAAAGATCCGGTATGGAAAGCATACAAAGACAAATATAAACAGTGGGAAGAAGTTAACTCTAACTTAAAGATCGCTAACTACTATTTGGGTATGCTATAATGGAAGGCAAGATCTTTAAGAATACTACAGAGTTTGCTTTGTATATAGAGTCTTTAGTGGTAGAGAAACGTATCTCACATATGGATGCTGTACTACTATACTGTGAACAGAACTACATTGATCCTGAGGATATCAGCTCCATGATCAATAAGAACCTAAAACAAAAGATCGAGCTTAATATGATTGAAGCTAATTACCTGCCGAAGAAAGGTACATTAGACATATGAGTGAACAAACACAAGATATATTAGTCACTATAGGTTGTATCATCGGTTTAGTTATAGCTGTATACTGTGTAAACCATGTAGAGAAACATGGTACAGTTAAGTATGATTGCACTATGGTAGAGATACAACGAGATATGCCTGAGAAGGTAAGAAACGAATGCCGTAGATTGATGGCTAAAAAGAATTGGGTATAATATGTGGATATTAGCATTTATAGTCTTACTAGCATTAGGCTTTGGGTTTAGGCACTTCTTAATATTCTTGGCTGTCATATTAGCATGTGCATACGTCGCACAGTTGGTGCAAGGATGAATGGGTTTAGAGCGTTTAGATACTACCTAGCACTTAAGCTTCACTTCAATAATGACAAGTTCAACGTATTTCAAAATAATGGTCATATAAAGTATTCATACGAAACCTTTAATGTCCGTAATGATAGACACTTATTCGAGAAGCTAGCTAGGAAGTTTGACACAGACAAAGACTTGATACAGTTCTTTGTAGCTAACTTTGCATATGGTAATGATAACATGATCTATGCAGTAGAAGAAGCCAATGAACACTATATCGAATGGATCAAGCGTAAGCAAAGTATCACTAAGATATTTGAAGATGATTTAGGTATCATCCAGCTTGAAGCTGAAAAGAATGCATTATCCATGGATCAGATAATTAATTTTACATTAAATGACTATCCGTGTATAATTAAACTAT